TCTAGTTCCGATAATATCCTGAGCATCCTTTGTGTTCATTTTAGCTAACTTACTTTTATATGTAACTCTTCTCCATGAATGATGGCAATTGCCTCCTCCTTTATAAAGCCAAATTGAATACGTAGCAGAGTCTCCTTTCGGTCCCCATCCTTTGTTTACAGGTTGTTTACCCATTTCAATAATGTCTTTTTTACGATATAATTTATTAGCATTTTTCATAGCTCTACAAAACTTCCTTGCATTTGAGCCAACTTTTCTTGGGCTGTAATAATACCTTACTTTAAAGTAATTTTCTCCTATTTTTTTATCTTGTGCAGATGGACTGTTTGGGTAAGCACTCCCAGTACTTACTAAATTTATGATTTTATTTAAAGTAGATAGTTCTTTTTTTTCTTGAGTATTTAAATCAAGTATAATATTATCTATGTTTTCCTCTTTTTGATAATCAACGTCTTGATCAAAAATAGCTTCCCATTTACTTTCGTCAATATCTTCTCCTAGTTCAATTAATTGTTGTGCAACATCGTTATCATCTTCATTTGATTCTGAAGAGCAACATAATCTGTCAACTTTTGACAAAGGAACACAGTTAGGTACTTCTCTTCCGTTTTTCATTTTAGTTCCATACTGCTCGTATCCATCCCAACATGGTGCTTTTAATTCTGTATGATTTTCACAAGGCATAAAATAAACATCGCCTTCAATCTCCATTTCATGAAAACCTTCACAGCCCATTTCTTTAGCCTTAACTATTGCTTCCTCTTTAGTTTCGTATGCTTCTTTTCCATCAATCTTTTTAAGATTAAATTTCTCCATTTCAACTCCAGTTTCTTCTTCTATATCTTCCTTGTCTTGTATATCACTATCAACCTCAGTAAATTCTAGTGGTTGTAAGGTCGTAAAGTAGAGGTTTAAGGATATATCATTAAAAGCTAGTATATTATCAAAGGTGTCCATTAAAAGCTCCTGAAAAGGTCTTATAACAGTATTATCCATTAATAAGGATGCAGTCTTTATTTCATCTGCATTGTTCCCTAAGCCACTTGAATCTTTAATTCCTAATAACATAGGCGAAACAATTCTGTGAGAAACCATTATTTTCTTAGTAGCTTCGTCAGATAAGAACTGGTATTGGTTATGTGCATCACTAAGTTGAACTGGAGTGATTTCTGCTTGACTTTCTTTATTGTCATTAAAAGCTAGTATAAACTTTCCTGCATTACTAGTGCCTGAAAATTTCTGTGCTATTTTTGATTCAATCAATTGTCTTTCTTCTTGGTTTGGAGTTCCATTGTTAAAGTTAATTAACATGCTGGGTGCCAGACCATTAAGTATATTATTAAGATGATAGTTAGAAACCTCTTCTTCTAGTTCAGCATACTGTAAACCACCTTGATAATCAACTGGAGAATAGTAATAGAAACCAGACTTGTAAGGTTTAATGTAATATATTTCTATATTTTCATTAGACATTCCATATGCAGGTATTCTGAGTGGATCATCACTTCTTTTAATGTTAACCCAGTCCTTAAAGTAATAGTAAGCAGGTATTTCTCCATCTTCATTTGCTTTTGCTGCTCTTAAAGTTTCTATAGGCATATGCTCTAATTGAGCTATCTTCTGTCTGTCTTTAGTGTATATTACTTGTATTGCGCATTGACCCATTAATTTAAGGTCATAACATAATTTTCTTACAACGTCTTTTTTAAATAAAGAAACCATTTGAGCATACTCGTTTGGCTTTCTACTTTTATCAGTTGCATTTAATCCTTTACCATAAATAGCTTGGCTAATTCCATTGATTGCTGCATTATTAGTAGGACTTCCGTTATATCTATCAATTAGGTATTGAAAGTAGTTATTATCTGCTCCGTATTCAATCCAATCTTCGCCATTTACTTCTTTTATCTCAGGGCTAGTATAAGTGCTTAAATTAACAAAGCCAAACTCTGACACCTTAGATGCTTTTTTATATTGACCCTTATCGTTTCTTAATCTTTTTTTTATCATCGTATAGTAAATTCATTATTAAAACCATTATAAGTGGTGTATTGACCCTTATTTAGTTCATACTTTTCGTTGTTATTCAATTGATTAATGTCTTGGTCTGTACAAAAAACTCTGTCTTTGAATATATCTTCAGTAACATCGCCATCAACATTCCATAACACATTGTATAAATTCCAGAAACTATTGTTTGTATTCCAAAAATTATAGTCAATGTATAAAGATAAGTCATAAAAATGAGCTTCTACTAATACAGGGCTGAACACATTATTGAACTGTAAGTAATTCCCTACAGTTGTATCAGATGGTACATTGTAGGTAACTATTATATTCGTGCTATCGTCTCTAATATCCATTTTAAGAAATGTCTCGTCATACTGTCTAGGTATTACGGATATTTTTTGAGCAAGTGGTGATGTGGTTAATACTATCATACTCTTATATAACGCAAAAAAAGTGCTTATTTGTAGAATTGTTAATATAAAAAAAAAAGCACCCCATAAGGATGCTTAATTTTCTAACTAAAAAACACTGATTAAACCTAAGCAGGAACTCCTGCAGGTGTTGGGTCAATTTGTGAAGAACTAGGTACTATTGCTGCTGATAAGAAGAAAGGTGCTTTCTCTTCCATTCCTTCGAATGTCATTGTAAAGCCACTTAAGTCTCCTGCTGCTGCTCCAGTTACTACAGTCCCACCTGTACACTCCATACCGTTTTCAAATCCACAAAGGAACGTATTCCCATAGTAGTCTTCGACTGCGATTTGAGGTCTAGATACTGCTAGTAATTGTAATTCTTGTTGAGTTAAACCATCCAAGAAAGTTAATGTTAAATTTAAAGTTTGAGTATAAAAAGTAGTTCCGTTTTCTCTGCTACTTGTTACAGTAGTTTCTAAACTTGAGCTCCCTTTTACATCATATTCAAACCATACTGGGCTACCAGCTATTGCTGCTTCTCCAGTTGCATCTGTAACTGTTACTCCTGTTACTGAGCCAAAGTCTGTAAAGTATACTCTTTTAATTCCGCCAAAGGCTGATTTACAAGGTATTTTTCTTCCGATTGTTAATAGACATGCCATGTTTTATATTTTTTTTTAAAAAAAAAGGGTAAGTAGATAATCCACCTACCCTAATTTATTGATTAATTAATTTTAAGCGTACTCAACTAAGTCCGATGCTACTCCAAACTGCACTGCAGAAGTGAAACGCATTACCATTCTCACATTGTTACTAGCATCTAAATCTTGCATATCTAAAACCTTAACAGTATTAGTATCATTTAGCAAACCAGTACCAAAATAAAGGTTACTTCTTTGTGCTGCATACATTTTGTTTACTGCCATTCCTGGGCAAACAAATACTTTAACACCGTTAACTGTAAGTGAACCATTGTTCCACCATTGAGTTCCCTGTGCGTTTGTACCATTTGCTCCTAAACCATTAGCTGCAAATCCGCCTAAAGCTTGTACATAGAACTTAGCTGCTGCTGAACCTACGTATAAGAATAAATCTTCTTTTCCGTAAAGTGAAGCAGGTATTGCATCTACTACCTTGCTCATTTCTGCAATGATGTTAGCTGCACTTAGTCCGCCGCCACCAACTGCTGCTACTTGTTGAGCTGCTGGAATATCTCCTGCCGCTGCTGAAGCTGCAATTAGCTTTTCAAATCCATCAAATGAATTATTAGTTGCTGCCGCAGTATCACCTTGCCAAATACAAAATTCAGTATTCTGAGCTACTTCAGATGCTACGTGAGCAATCATAAAGTCACTAAATTTAGGTGGTAAAGATTGACCTAAACCATAGCCCATTGATTGGCTTTCCCAGTCATTTACGAAATCATACTTACATAATTGTAAGTTAACTTGTAGTTCAATAGGTTGAATGATTCTTTCAGTTAATGTTACAGAACTGTTAGGGTTAAAATCACAACTAGCAGGAGAAACTAAGTTTCCTGTTGCTAATTTTTTGATTACTTCCTTAAAAGATATGTTTGCTTTTACTGTTAAGCCTCCATCATCAATTGTTGATGCAGATAGTAAAGCCGCT